GCCTATACTTAGGTTTTAAAATATTTGGAGTTATCTAATGTTGCAAGCACTAATCGGCCCAGTTTCGGGGCTTCTTGACAAGTTTATTGAAGATAAAGATACCAAAAACGCTTTGGCGCATGAAATAGCCACCATGTCCGAGCGCCATGCACAAGAATTAGCCAAGGGCCAACTAGAAGTCAATAAAGTTGAAGCGGCCTCAACGTCTATGTTCGTAGCCGGATGGCGACCGGCTGTGGGGTGGGTGACTGTAATCGGGATGGCCTCCAACTACATTTTGATCCCCATGGGCAACTTCGGATTAGCAGTAGCCGGTAGTGACATAGCCATACCGCTGTTACAGATGTCTGAAATGATGCCGGTGCTTTTAGGTATGCTCGGTCTTGGCGGTATGCGTACCGTGGAGAAGATTCAGAAAGTATCAAGGGAGAAGTAAGGTGAAAACTAGCGGTGAAGGGGTTGCGTTAATAAAGAAGTTTGAAGGATGCAAGCTAGAATCATACCAGTGCAGTGCTGGGGTCTGGACTATAGGTTACGGGCATACGGCCGGAGTTATTTCTGGCGATAAAATAACACAAGAGTCCGCAGAGGACTTGTTAAAGGAGGATTTAAATGAGTTTGAAGAATATGTATTTAAATATATTGACCCAGTTCTGGATCAAAACCAGTTCGACACGCTTGTGGCTTGGACGTTCAATCTCGGTCCAAACAACCTACGGGAAAGCACTTTGCGGACTAGGATTAATTCTGGTGATTTTGCTGATGTTCCTCATCAATTAAAACGATGGAATAAAGCGGGCGGCAATGTCCTAGACGGACTTATTCGTCGAAGAGAAGCGGAAGCCTTACTGTGGTTAGGAAAAGAGTGGTCACATATTTAAAAAGTTGGTAGCCCCGCCTGTATAAGATATGCTAGGATAAACTACTACTTTAACAGACAATATGCGGGCATATAAGAATGGATGAGATACATACCGCGGAAGCAGTATTCCGGATCATCAGGGACAGAAGGCAAGGCATTGTAGATTTAATGATGTACGGCAGTGTTAAGTCGATGGAGCAATATCGTGAGCTTATGGGAAACATGGAATCCCTTAATCACGTGGAACAGGAACTAAAACACCTGCTAGACAAACAGGAGCGCAGTAATGACTGATTTAAAAATTGATCTTTCAGCCGCCCCGAGTGCCTCTTTCCAGTTAGAATCGGAAAAAGAACAGGCAACCGAGGCTCTCAAGAAAGATGCAGAAACCCCGAAAGATGCAGAAACCCTTCAAGATGCTTACGCAGAAAAACCTTTTCTGCGGCCAGAAAACATTGGCGAAAGCCTTTTAGAAAGACTGCCTTCACCTACTGGTTGGAGAATACTAATTCTTCCATACCGTGGCAAAGGTCAAACTGAGGGCGGAATTTACCTACCTGATCAAATGATGGAGCAACAGCACGTTTCGACGCAAGTCGGCTACGTTCTAAAGGTTGGTCCTCTCGCCTACAAAGACCCTGAAAAATTCCCGACAGGTCCGTGGTGCGAAGAAAAAGATTGGGTAATGTTTGCACGTTATGCCGGATCACGTTTTTCTATTGATGGGGGCGAAGTTCGGATTCTTAACGATGACGAAGTTTTAGCTAAAATTCTCAGTCCCGAAGACGTTTTGCATTTTTAAGGAGTAGAATATGAGTAAAGAAAATACCGTAGAGCTGGATGTATCTGGGGTAGACGACGTAGAAATTGAAGTAAGCGTTGATGAAGGTACCGAAGACAACATTGAATCTAGCGAAGATCAGTTTCAGAAAGCCGACACTTCTACGCAAAAGCGTATAGATCGACTTACTAAGAAAATGCGTGAAGCGGAGCGGCGTGAAAACGAGGCAATTACTTACGCTAAAAAAGTTAAAGCAGAAGCTGACACGATAAAGACTAGGATGTCTAATTTAGACACTCAGTACGTTAATGAGTACTCTACACGTGTTAACACTCAATCTGCCGCGGCAGAAGAAGCTTTATCTCGTGCTATGGAGATCGGTGATACTAGAGCCGCAGTTGAAGCTCAGAAAGCTTTAACAGGTTTGGCGATAGAAAATGACCGGGCTCAACAGGCTCGTATTCAGCAAGAGCGTTATCAGCGTCAAGTTGCCGCGCAACAACAGGCTCAACTGCAAGCGCCTATGCCGCAACAACAACCTCCGCCTAAACGGCCTGACCCCAAGGCGGAAGATTGGGCGGCAAAGAACGAGTGGTTTGGTCAAGACGAGGCTATGACTTATGCCGCGTTTGGAATTCACAAGCGACTTGTTGAAGAAGAACAGTTTGACCCTAAGTCAGATGAGTACTATACTGAATTAGATCAAAGAATTAAGGGAGAATTCCCTCATAAATTTGGTAAACAGAGAAACCGTAACGCCCAGACGGTGGCATCTGCTTCTAGACAAACTACAGGGCGCAGTGGGAAAAGACAGGTTCGACTCACCCCGAGCCAAATTGCGATAGCAAAAAAATTGGGTGTGCCGCTTGAAGAATACGCGAAATACGTGAAGGAGACATAAAATGAGTGATAATACAGAAAAGTTTGATGCACCCATCAAAAGGGCTTCTCGCGCTAGTACAGAAAGGGGCAAAAAGGCGGTGCGTAAGCCTTGGGCTCCCCCGTCAATGTTAGAGGCACCACCTGCCCCTGACGGATTTAAGCATCGTTGGATTCGTGCTGAAACCAGAGGATTTAACGATAGCAAGAACGTCAGTGCTAAAATGAGGGAAGGTTGGGAGTTGGTCCGTAAGGACGAATACCCCGATTTTGAGTCCCCCGTTATGGACACAGGTAAATACGAAGGTGTTTTTGGAGTAGGCGGACTACTTCTTGCACGTATCCCCGAAGAAACTGTTGCCGAGCGAACTGCCTACTTTAATGGCAGAAACCGCGATCAGATGGAAGCAGTTGATTCAGATATGTTGCGAGAGAACGCACATTCATCCATGGCGATTTCAAAACCGGATCGTCAATCTCGTGTAACTTTTGGCGGCTCACGAAAGTGATAGCCGTTTACTTTTAGGAGAATACTTTTATGGCAAATTCAAATACTGCCTATGGTCTTCGCCCTGTTGGTCTAGTCGGAAGCGGTGCTAACTCTACTGGTGTAACCCAGTATGAAATCGCAAGCGACAACACTAATGCTATCTACCAATATGGTTTGGTTGTACCTTTAGCGGCAGGTGTTATTACCTTCGCTGGTGCTACCGACGGTGGAACCACACAAGCATTAGGTGTACTGACGGGCGTAGAATATGTTGATAGCGTAACAAAGAAGCCGACCTTTCTTAACTACTGGCCCGGTTCTGGCTCTGTGAGTGTAGATACTAACCACAAAGTTAAAGCTTTTGTTGCGGATGACCCCATGCAAATCTTCAAAGTGTCTTCAGACGCAACACTAACAAATGTAGCCACTGCACAAGCGGCTGTTTTTGCTAATGCTAGTCTGGGAACCTCTGCTAGAACGGGCGACTCAAATAATGGTGTTTCCAACTCTCAGTTGGGTGTAAGCACAATTGCAACTACGGCTACCCTGCCGTTAAGAATTGTGGGTATTATGGACGATCCGGGTAACGAAGACGTTACTGCGGCTGGTCTGCCGATGCTTGTTCGCATCAATGCTCATTTCAACTCACCTACTAGCCGTTTTGATTCGCAGACTACTGCGACCTCAACGGGCATTTAAGGGGGATATACCATGGCTATTTCTCGCGCACAATTAGCGAAAGAGCTTGAACCCGGCCTTAATGCCTTGTTCGGCTTGGAATACGACCGTTACGAAAACGAGCATTCGGAGATTTTTGAAGAAGAGTCTTCCGACCGTGCTTTTGAAGAAGAAGTAATGCTCGGTGGTTTCTCAACTGCACCCGTTAAAAATGAAGGCGGAAACGTCAGCTTTGACGATGCACAAGAGACTTACACTGCACGTTACTCTCACGAGACTATCGCACTTGCTTTCTCTATTACTGAAGAAGCAATTGAAGATAATCTTTATGATCGACTAGCATCACGCTATACCAAAGCTCTGGCACGTTCCATGGCTCAAACCAAGCAAATCAAAGCGGCATCTATCTTGAACAATGCGTTCTCGACAGGTTCTAGTGCGATTGGCGACGGTGCGGCCCTGTGTTCTGCTGCTCACCCATCTTTGTCAGGTAACCAGACTAATCTTCTGGCTACTCCGGCTGACCTCAACGAGACTTCTCTTGAGCAAATGCTGATTGACATTGCTGGTCTGACTGACGAGCGTGGTCTGAAGATCGCTGTACGTGGCATGAAGCTGATTATTCCGAAAGAACTGCAATTTATTGCAGAGCGCGTAATCAACTCTAACCTCCGCAGTGCAACCGCAGACAATGATAATAATGCAATGAAGAACATGGGAATGTTGCCGGAAGGCGCAGTGGTTAACCACTTCCTAACTGATTCAGATGCATACTTTATCAAGACTGATGCTCCAAACGGCTTCAAATACTTCAACCGTTCGCCTATTAAGACGGCAATGGAAGGAGACTTTGACACCGGCAATATGCGCTTTAAAGCCCGTGAAAGATACAGCTTCGGCGTATCTGATTGGCGCTCTGTGTTCGGTACTCCCGGCGCGGCGTAAGCCTATGTTGTTATGGAAGGGCGGCACTTGCCGCCCTTTCTTTTTTGCGGTATAGTAAAATTGAACACAAACCCTGACAGTCGTTTTTTCGACTGACATTTGCCAAGACAGGAGAAACACTCATGGCTAACACAACTTTTTCCGGTTCGGTCCGTTCTGAAAACGGATTTACCGATGTAACCAAAGGCGCGACCGGTGCTTTTACTACCAACTCTACCTATAGTAATGATGCTTCTGTTGGTGGCGACCTTACTGTAACAGGCGCTACAACTATAACGGGCGCGGTTAAAGCTAAACGCTCTGTAGTTAAAACTTGGGAAGCATCCACAGCAGTCTCAGCCACGTTAGCTATTGCTGACTCTGGTGCTATCGTGTTAATCCACGGCACTCTAGACAATGTTATTACCTTACCCGCCGCAGCTACTGCAACAGAAGGCGCGTATTTTGATTTCTTAGTAACCACTGCCGTAGGTTCTGGTAAAACAACTACCATTGTTATTCCTACTGTAACCGGCAGCACTTT